GGAAGACTTAGTAATAGTCGACTTCAAGACTGGTGCTAGGACACCGTTCGGTATGATTCAAGCTGGCTTGTATGCCAGCGGTATTGAAAAGATGTATGGCATTCGCCCTAAGTGGGGCGCTTTCTTTATGACACGCCAAGGTCAACTCGATGACCTATTTGATTTATCACATTTAAGCGTGGATTATTTTGATTATGTATTTGGTGCAATGAATGATTCAGTATCTAACGGTTGGTTCCCACCATCGGTCGGAGAAAACTGTAAGATGTGTTCATTCCAAGAGAAGTGTCCAGCAATGGGCAGTAAAGATTTCCCACTACAAATACCTACAAAGGGGAAAGAAAAGGAGAAGAACTAGATGACTGAATCTATGTTCTCGTTCACTGGCAAACTGCATGGCAGCGAACTATTTACCGTCCGAGGTAATAGTGCTGCTGAATTCAGAGCCAATCTAACGGCAGCACTTGAAGCCGTTAATGATGCTGCACAATTGCAAGCATCTCTATCGGGTCGACCAGTTCAAGTAACTGGTAATGCCTACACACCTAACGCTGAGCAAGCAATCCAGATGTTGCAGGATGCTGGGTTAAACCCACAACCTGTAGTTGCTGGCACAACACCTCAATCAATTGAAGTTGTCAAAGATAAGTATGGCAATGAATGGACATATGGACATCCAGATGCTCCAGACCTACCAGATGGACGTGGCAAATACGCTAAGAAGAAGGGCGTATCAAAGGCAGGCAAGGCATACGTTGGTTGGTTTGACCCAGCCAAGGGACCTAAAGCTTTTAAGCCAGGTGCTGTAGAAGCAGAAACCATTTGGGCTAAGGGATAATATGCGTTCCCTATTGCAAGTAGTCGGTGTGGAATCACCTGCTGGTAAGCAATTACCAGAGGTGCTTCCCGCACTTACCGCTAGCCAAGTTTCATTCCGTCAGGCACAACTGCATTTAATTGCAGGTCAGCCAGGTGGTGGTAAGACGTTACTTGCATTGTGGTATGCAATCGCTTCTAAGGTTCCAGCCTTATATATCTCAGCAGACTCTGACTCCCGAACAATCGCAACTCGTGCAGGTGCAATCATTATGGACAGAGAAGTATCCGATGTTGAGAGAATCATGGATACCGAAGCCAGTGTTCTTCTTGAAGATGCATTGGCTGAAGGTGCAGGACATGTTCGATTTGCTTTTGACCCAGCTCCCTCATTACAGGATATTGAGGAAGAGGTTGAAGCATGGATTGAACTGCACGGTTCTGCACCAGTAGCGGTTTACGTTGATAACTTAATGAACGTCGCTGCAGCCAGCGACAATGAATGGACAGCATTGCGTGATGCAATGTCTGCATTCCATTATATGGCACGTGAATATGAAACGGCATTTATTGTTCTTCACCATGTTTCCGAGAATGAGAAGATGTCGAAGCCAAACTATCCAGCGCCACGTAAAGCTTTGATGGGTAAGGTTGCTGCACTCCCAGAATTAGTTTTATCTGTGGCGCTGGATAGCGCTTCCAATGTTTATCGTGTTGCTGTTGTGAAGAACCGCCATGGTAAGGCTGACCCTAACGCTGAAGAATATGTGACACTTGCAGCCGAGGCTAGCAAGATGACGTTGTATAACTCATCGTCTGAATTGTTTAGAGCAAGGACGATGAGCCAATGGAAATAACAAAGTCTAGTTTTGATTTGGATTTCTCTTACGGTCGTGAGGGAGAACAACTGGTTGAACAACTCTTAACCAAAGGTAGAACTGTTGAAGTAAAGCGTGACCGCAAATGGCATAAGACTGGAAATGTTTACATCGAAGTTGAATGCTGGTATCTTAAATCTGAATCTTGGGAACCGTCTGGTTTATCAGTAACTCAAGCTGATTACTGGGCGTTCGTATTAGAGGACATGATTATCATGCTTCCTACTGATAGCCTAAGATATGCAGTAAAGAATTTCGGTCATGAAATAACTTGTGATATTCCCCCGAATAAAAGCAAGGGTTACTTAATAACAATTGAAAACTTATTGGCAACAACTAGGTTGTTGAGAGAGGGTAATCATAATGGAGTTTCCAGACCTGACCAGGGGGTTGTGTAGAGAAATCGGTGTTGAGTTTTTCTATCCTGAAGAGGAAGGAAGTGGCACAGATATATACAAGTTCTCTCGCAAAGTATGTGGCAACTGCGAGGTTAAAGATAAATGTTTGGAATGGGCTGTAAAGCATGAAGCTCATGGGATGTGGGGAGGAACCACACCAATGGAGCGCAGGAAAATTAGACGGCAAAGAAATATAATTATTCAAGAGGTCTATGTAAAGGATTATGTATGAAGCGCATCGGTTCACTAGAGGTTAGATTGTTTAAGACAACTTGGTTTCACGTTGGTTACAACTGGAGAAGGGTTGCTATTGGTATTAGCGTAGATAGATGGGGTATAAACATTGACTTTGGACCGTTCTGGTTTAACCTTGAGCTCTAATGACTACACCACAAAAACGCAAAGGTTCCAAGTGGGAACTTGATACAGTCAAATGGCTACGTGCCAACGGATATCCCTGTGCAGAACGTGCATATGGTGCAGGCAGACACGATGATGTTGGTGACATCGATGGAATCGATGGCGTAGTAATCGAATGTAAAAACGAAAAGGCAATAAGAATTCCTCAATACCTTCGGGAACTTGAGGATGAGATAACTCATGCCGATGCCGAAACTGGCGTGGTATTAGTTAAAAGACGTGGCAGTTCTAATGTTTCAGAGGCGTATGCAATTATGTCAGCCGACCTCTGGATTAATCTGCTAAAACAGGCAGGTTACAATGGACATCAGTGAAGCAGTGACAGGGTTTCATAAAATGAAAAGAGGTAACTATGCGGTTAATGCTAGTGACACTGGTTGGAATAACGCTGCCAATAGCAGCACCAGCTCATGCGTTATCACCACAACTTACAGTCGAGAAACGATTGTCCGTAATCGAGGACAAGAAGGACCGAGTGGAGTTTGCGATAATGCAGTTCACAAACAACAAACGCGAGGCTCAGTGTGCAGTTCAGATTGCATACAAGGAGAGCCGATACAACGAGGACTCACTGAACAAATCCAGTGGAGCTCGTGGAGTATGGCAACTACTATGGGGCAGACCAGGGTGGTCATTACTCAAACAAACGCAGGAAGCACACGAGTATGTGCTTCATCGTTACGACACTTGGTGCGAGGCGCTCAGCTTCCATCGGGAAAGGAATTGGTATTAAGCAGTGAATCAGTCTGAATTCCTTGAAGCAGTCTTTCGTCATTATGGATTAGACCTACCGTTAGGTGGAGATAAATCCATATTCTGTCCTGTTCATGACGACTCACATAAGTCTGCTTCGGTTAATTCAGACAAGGGTGTTTGGGTATGTTATGCATGCAACGGTCGTGGTGCTGGTATACAGATTGTCATGGCTCGTGAAAACTTAACATACCCAGACGCTCGTAAATGGGCAGAGAAGAACATAGGCAAGGAGTCGAAGAGCCCAGCTCCGACAAGAGGACGCAAGTCTAATAGTCGTTGGACTCCACCTAGATTAAGGTCAATGCGATGACGACAATCATTGGTATGCAACAAGAAAATGGATGCATGATAGTTGCTGACTCGCGAACAACTGCAGGGAACAGACCTTATTCCCATCCGACAGTTACTAAGATTAATAAACGTGGCAAGTGGTTGATTGCTGGAGCAGGTGATGTCCAACCTTGTGACGTTATCCAACATGTGTGGAAGCCACCAGTAATTCCATCCAACACTAAAGATGAATACCATTTTATGATTACAACAGTTGCACCTAGTATCAGAGAGTGCATTAAAGAGTCTGGCTACTTGCCAGACAAGGATGATGCTGATGCAGGGTTTGAATTATTGTTAGCTGTTAACGGAACCATCTATCAAATAGATGATTCCTATTCTGTATACCTACGTGATGATGGGCTGTATGGTATAGGTTCTGGTTGTCAGTGGGCGCTTGGTGCAATAGCAGCAGGTGCAACATGGAAGCAAGCCATGCAACTAGCAGCAAAGAATGATGTATATACTGCTCCTCCTTTTATAGTTCACAGACAGGAGAAGCGATGAAACCTAATCAGAAACTAATTGACCTTTGGACTAAGGCTGCTAACACATACCATGCAAACCTTGCTGGCTCACCAGCTGAGGCATACCTTGAGAAGCGTGGCATTCTAGATGGAGCCCAACAATTTTTATTAGGTTATGTTGAAGAGCCTGCTCCTGGACATGAAGATAGATTGCGCCGTCATCTGTCTATTCCATACATAACCGAGGCTGGTGTCGTTGGGTTTAAGTTCCGTCGTATCGATGATGGCGACCCCAAGTATATGATTCCAACTGGACAGAAGCATCATCTATATAACGTGAGTGCCATTCTCCATGCGGTTCGTGAAGTTCTTATAGTAGAAGGAGAAATTGATGCGATATCTGCAACTCTTGCTGGTCACCCTGCTGTCGCTGTTGCTGGCGTTAACGCTTGGAAGCCTCATTTCACACGTTGTTTCGATGGTATAGGCAGGGTCATCATTGCCACAGACAATGATGTTAAAGAGGATGGCTCTAACCCAGGGCAGGACTTAGCCCGACGATTACAGGATTCAATACCTCAAGCCATCCGCGTGTCGCTACCGCCTGATAGTGACGTTAATAGTATAATTGTCAGCCAAGGAGCTCAAGCGTTAACTAAGTTGATTAACGCACTGGATGAATAGAAGGGGCTCCGTTGTCTGAAGACACAACCATCCTGCAGTTCGAAGAGGATGCACAAAAAATATACGACGAACTCTTAGCCATCCTGGTTAAGAAACAAATTGACTATGGTCCATACAACATCTGGCATGCGCCAGGTGGCGCAACCAATGGGCTGATGGTGCGTATGTCAGACAAGCTTGAACGCTTGAAGAATCTGATATACAAAAAGATAGAGCCTAACAATGAATCTTTAGAAGATTCATTTGTTGACATGGCTAACTATGCCATCATTGCATTAATGGTTCAGCGTGGGGTGTGGGCTAAGTATGCCGAGAAACAGAAATAAAACCTACGAAGAGCAACGTATCTCCCGCATCCGTATGTATGGAATTAGTGTGGAAGATTACGAGCAAATGCTTGAAGACCAGAATGGTGGATGCTACATCTGTGGCAAGAAGCCAGAGGGTAAGCGAGCTCTTGACATAGACCATGACCATGCAACTGGCAAGGTGCGTGGCTTGCTTTGCTCTAATCATAATCGTGCTTTGGGTTTACTTGGTGATGACATATCTCTAATGCTTAAGTCTGTTGAATATCTGGTGAAGTCGCGTGACTGACTTAAGTAAAGACCATGAGATTTGGTCTGTGATTAATGAGATAACAAGCACGATTGCTTGGGGTATATCAAAAAGATATCACAGGTTTGTCGAGCTTGAAGATGTCAAGCAGGCAATGAATGAGTATGCGTGGAAGCGTAAGGATAAGGTATCAGAATACCTTATTAGAGAAGATGAGATAGAACGCAAGCAAGGATACAAAGCGTTCAGCACATTTATTCGTAGAGCAGGCGAGCGATATGCTCGCAAGGAAAAGGCTCGTGCTCTTGGCTATGAGTTGGGTGATGAATACTTCTATCGCTTGGCTATGATTGAAACTCTAATCAAAGTGCTTGGCTCTGATGATGCTCACCTATCCAACCAAGTAATGGACCCAGATATTCATGGCGTTAAAGCTAAGCGTCAAGCTAGTGAAGGTAATAACTTATTGGCTATGCTTGCTGATGTAGACAGGGCTATGAAGAAGCTTGACCTACGCACACATTCAATATTAAAAACTAAATACGCAACCGATGCACCTCTGGCTGAGATAGCCAAAGAGTGGGATATATCTCCACAAAGAGTAGAACAAATTATTAATAAGGGGCTAAGAGATATAACTGAGTATCTCGGAGGGGCAACACCATACTAATGCCAACATTTGATTTCAAGTGTCAGACATGTGACACAGTAGTCGAGCTAATAATTACAGACGACCCATTTCCTAAATGTAAAACATGCAACATCACACTAACTAAGATGTATACACCACCTGCAATACATTTCAAAGGCGGAGGATGGGGAGGAAACCATAGTGGGTAAGTCAGGCAATCCAAGCAAGCGAGCTGTTAACAGCCCAAAAAACAATCAGATAATGATTTGCTGGTGTGACAATGGAACAGTCGATGGCAAGTTCATGGAAGGTGTGGTCTACACGCTGTTAACAGCTGGGCTACCAATCGTAAGCGCACAACGTGTGCAAGGTAATCAGATAGGTAGACAAAGGCAGACAGCCTTTGATGTCTGGCATACGAAGACTAACTTTGACTGGTTGCTTTGGGTTGACAGCGACATCGTGCTAACCAATGAAGCTTTGCAAGCTGTATGGAATGCAGCTGATGCCAAGGAACGACCTGTCATTAGCGGAACTTACTTCATCTCCAAGCATATGGAACAATCAATCATGCAGCCGTATCCAGCAGCATTCATCGCACATGAAACCGATAAACATTTAATGTCTTACATTCATCCTCTGCCATTCAATCGTTTGATTGAGGCAGACTACGCTGGGTTTGGATTCCTCTTGATGCACAGGTCAGTGGCTGACAAGATGCGTGAGTTCCATGGCAACGGTTCGTTCTTCATGGAGTCGATGGAGGAATCCAATCAAGAGAAAGATACATTCATCGGTGAGGATATTCAGTTCTTCATGAAGATGAAAGAGGCTGGCATTCCATTGTATGTTCACACTGGTGCATTGGTTAAACACATGAAACGTTTTGCATTTGATGCTGAGTTCTATAAATTGTATTGGGCTACGATGTTGAATTCCCTGGACGCTCAGGCGCGTAATGAAAAAGAGGCGGAGGCACAAGCCCCCGCCCCTTTAGATGACACTAGTTCAAGCTGATGCGTGAGAAGAACTCACGCTGAACTTGGTCGGCGTTCTTACATAACTGATACATCTCTTGCTCACCCTTGCGTTTGCCATATCTGTATGCAACATACGCAGTTATGGCGATGTAAACAATTGTCCACATTACTTTGCTCCAATCCGTTCGAGTAATTTATCTGGCTGTTCCAGATGAACGATGACTGCTCGCCCACCTTCTGCATCTACTGCCGATAAGTTCTTCATGAACTTCTCGACCTGTAGTTTTGTGCTGAACTCACCCCACGCCTGAACTGGAGCCCAACGTGCTAGTTGTGCTACGAGTATGTAGGAATCACGCTTATCTCTTGATACATCAAGAGCTTCGATAATTTCTACCGCTAGTTCCGAAGCACTTTCGGAGTTAGTGTTGTCAGGGTCAAGCAAGTTAGCAACTAACTTGATTTCAGTTGGACGTGGACGTGACATCAGTATCCCTTAATACATTGGACGTAGTTCTGATGTTCAGCTAACGCTTCACGTGCTTCCAAGTTAGTGTGTCTTTCAATCTCTGCGTTGCAGTATTCACATACGAGAGTCACACTTTCTTGTATAATCATGTTTCCTTCCTTTCCTTGTGTTCTTTGTAATACATTTCGCATACGTCACCATCTATCTGATGGTAGTGCATGTGAGCACCAGACATGAAGAGGACTTCGTCCTCGTCATCTCCCAATCCATACGAATCGTGATACCCACAATACCAAGTCCAGCCCCCGACTGGAACAATCTTCAGTCGGGAGGCTTTGACTTCCAGCGTGTTCTTACTCTTTAGTTTGCCCATCATTCTCCTCCGTTCCGTAAGCAATGATGTCAACCATCTGTGCTTCCGTATCGTTATGCAATGGCTGCTCTATAAGAGCAGGCTCATCGTTCTTTTGTGAGTAGATGTGCAGGTAGTCCAGCGCTTTGAGTATGTATTGCGCCACCCTTGGGGTGAGTGGCGGTTGCTCATACGGTTGGTCGAACTGGTCTACATATTTCTGCAGTGGGTTTGTCATGCTACCTCCTGTGTTACTAGGTCAAGAGCTTTGCTCTTGAGGGTGTCATACTTGCCAGCGATTACACGTTCTGCACGAGTAGCCTCTGACTTGTGTGAGTTCCAGTCGAGATACTCGACGATTGCTTGGAACGCACCGAACGCAGTGCCTCGGATGTTATCTTGAGTGCTGCTTGATTGGTAGATATTCATTGCAGTTGAGCGAGCATCGGTTACACGATTGAATGTGCGTCGTTCACCAGTGCTGAGTTTGTTATACGGTGTCTTCTCGATGATGGATGGTAGTGTCCACATCTTATTGAACACACGTTCAACTTCGTTGTCTGATACCGATACGTTGAGTAACTTATCTGCGATAAGCTCGTAGGTTTCGATACCTGTATAGATTACATCGAGCATCTTACGCATCTCATCTACCTTGAGTGTTGCATTGGTAGTGTGGTGCAAAGAATACTTGCAGTTCTTGCGGAAGATTCCACTGATTTGATTCGAGCAGAACAACCGATTGACTAACGGCGTTACACCTAGTGAGCATGAACCATCATGTGAGGTTCGTGCTAGTAGGTATGCAGCATGTGGGTCGCTAGCAATCTTGACTTCTCTTGGTAATTCCAAGAGCATCCAGACTTGAGCACCATCTCGCAGCTCACCTGCATTTGCATATCGTGCTTCGCCTGAATCAACTAGTGCATCCAGTGCTGAGAACATCTCACCATTCTGGAACACCTTGTATCGTCCACCTACTGTGCCAAGCACAGATTGTCCGCCGTCCTTGTCGGTGCGAATAGTGGCGAATGTAGATGGCACAGCCAATCGGCTAACGCCTGTGTCATTCACAGCGATAGCCTCAAGGTCAGCCAGTGATACGTGCCAGTCAAGACCAGCCTGTTGTGCTGCATCCTGTGCGGATGTAGCGGTTACTTGGGAGCCAGCAATTGATGCTGACATTCTACGTGTTGTTGTCATGTGTGTTCCTTTCGTTTGATGGTTGGTTGGGAGAGAGTATCTCATATGCGGTTGTTGAAGTCAACAACTGCATCGGAGAGTTGGTCATAGTAATGACCTTGGTGGCAGATGATTCCGTCTTCTTCAGCTCGTGCGAACCATGTGACATATGGGTCAGAGATTCGTTGATGTGGTGTTGATTGCGTGTCTTCTGTCCATAGACAGAGGACGATGTAGCCAGATGAATCCCATGCTGGCTTGATGTCTACGATGACCGCGCCATTCTTGACGCGGTCACCACGACTTGGAACTACGGTTAGTGCTGTCATTATCTAGCCTCCTGTATGTAGTCGACACGAGTGTCATCGATAGAGCATGAGTCGAACTCTGTGTTCTCGCCATCAATGTCGAAGTCTGGGTCAGTGCTTAGACCAATCTCCTCGGCAATTGAGCGAGCATCATCTTCTGATGCTGCTGTTATCTTGAACGTTGCATACATTACGTATCGAACCTGCACTTCATACTCTTTCGTGAAGACAAGTTCGTTACCGAAGATGTCCTTGAGAATCTCAGATAACTCTGAGAACTCGATGGTGTCATCTGGGTCTGACTGATTCTCTTGAATCACATCATTGATTGCTGTGTATAGATTACGCACCTTCTCACGATGTTCGTTGACAAGGGTTGAGTAACTAGAAACCTTGGTTTCTAGGTCGGATAGTTTCGTATTGAGTTGTTGCACTAGCACATCTGGTGCTATGTAATCGGTGACTGTTGCACCGAATGGTGTTGTTTCTTCGGTCATTTGTGTTGCTCCTTTCGGTCGGTGTTGCTTCCTATATATAAGCACAGCTTTGCTGTGCTATCTTGATTACGCTGCGTCATCATCATCTGCGTCATCATCTGTGCGGGTAGCCAGTTGATTGTCGATGAGGTATTCGAGGACTAGTTCATCGGTGGTTTCGTAATCGATACCGAAGAAGTGGTCGCCCATGTTTACGAACCAGTTGTCCTTGACCATACGGTCAAAGGCTTCTTCACGTGTGGAAGTTACGACGATGTCGTATTCATCTGGTCGTGTATAGAGTGGTTCAAGTGCCTGCCAGATAGCAAGGTCTTGCATACCTGGACGGCGGTATTGCTCTGTGTAATTGAACAGCGTTGTTTCTACTTGTGCTATTAAGAATGATGCTTCCATGTTTACTCCTATCTCTTTGAGATACTGAATCGAATGTCGGACTTACCATCTATACATAGACGGCATACCGCACAGGCTCCACCCTTTTCGGAGATGAGTGGAATGCGCTTGAGTTGTTCGGGACAGGAAGCACCTGGCTTACCTGTTAGTCCAAGCATTGCTTGCTTGGCTTGAGAGAATGTGTCTGATAGGTATGCAACTTTCACACCTTCAGGTGCAGCCTCCCAATTCTCATTGTCTGCTGAGTAATACAGCGAGAGGTTATCGATGTCACGTAACGCACGAGCTGCGTCTGGGTTACGTGTATACACCCAGAACTTTATGTCGGGATGGTTGTTGATTGCTACTTTCCACGCCCAGATGTAATCGTCGTTGAAGAAGTCACCATCCCAATGGATGCGGAATAGTTTCTCGATACCTTTGGTATCGCATTCATCTTTGTAATCGAGAAGCATGGTGTCGAGCATTGCCCACATGTCATACTTGTCGGCGGTGTGAAGTGCATTCCAGTTGTGAAGTAATACTTCACGAACTGAGGTATACATCTTCTCCAGTTTGCCTGCATAACAGATGCGTTCGCAGATACTGGTGGCGTAAGGGCAAGAGTATTGCTTGCCACTAGGCAGACCGAATGTGTTAGCGATTGCAGACCGCTTGCCATTTGGTGTTGCCATGTTGGTTACCTTTCGGTCATTCGACCGCTTGAGTTTCGGCATTGCTACTCCTTTCGTTGAGTTGTTGCCACTATTAATAAGCACATCTTTGATGTGCTATCTTGACACGCACTACCCACAGCATGCGCCATCGGTAGTATCGGCACAGCATTCCGAACAGAATGGTTCGTTATCTTTCATGCTATTTCGACAGCCATACTCATCAAGCGTGTTCGTGCATGGGTGTCCCTCATACCCGAAGCACACAAGTTGAGCCAGTTCATCTATCGTCATGTCCATGATGTGCTTACTCATAGCCATGGCTCCAAGTGATGTCCTTCTACTATCGCCCAGGCAGGGGCTGTTTCTTTGCCACGCCACAGCACTCCCTCTGGGAGTGTTATCTTCTTGTCATAGTCCTCATCACTGCATGCATAGATGGCTTCGATACATGGTTCCACCATGGTAAGTGGAACAGGGGGATAGTGATTGCTTTGCAATTGAATTGCAATTGATTGGCGAATGTCAATGACATTCTCCGCGAGCTCGTGTGATGTGATGCTACCCATTATTCTGCCTCCTCGTATAGTTCTTGAAGAATGTCTTCAAGTAAACCGTCTATGAAGTTATCAACTCTTCCGTTGATTTCTTCTACTGCCTCAGCGAATGCTGAGTCAGATACATTTCCCTCATGATTATCTTTATAGATAGCCTTGAGTTCTTCTATGTCTATGTATTGCATTAGTGTGCCTCCAGTTCCCAGTGTGCTCCGACTTCGAACGGTTCGAAGTCATCTGAAATCCAGTCATCGAGTTTCTCGATGGCTGATGCAGGGTCATTTGCTTTTACTTCTATTTCATAGTTCCTGGTAAGTGTTGCTCTTACTACGTAATTACCCATCAGTTTGCCTCCTTGTCTACATAATCGGGATGCCAACCTGACTCCCGAACGTTGCGTCTGAACGCCACCTTGAGTGCGACTCCTACCTCATCGGTGATGTCTGTGTATTGTGCGCCGTATAACTGGCTTGCATTTGGTATGGATGGGACGTTGCTATCTTCGGTGTAATCACCGACAATCATGACTCGGTCGCCAGCCCATCGCCCAGACACGCTAGTCAATGGCAGGTCGCCACCGCCAGCGTTAGGGCTAGTCATTACCAACAGATACATTGCATCAGCAATGGTTCCGTTGAATGCACCTAGTTGCTCTACTTGCTTTGCGCCTAGCCCTAATCCGTAAGGCTCGACGATTTCTTTCTTGTCATAGTTGACAAGGACATGGTATTGACCCATTAGTTTTGCTCCTTTGCTAGTCGTTGTTTGGCTTCATGGACTGCTTCGCAGACCAAGTCATACATGTCGGGGAACTCGAACTTGTTGAAGATAGCGACGGCTAGTCGCCACTCTTCATCGGTTAGTTTCTCTTCGCCCGCTACACCCATCACGTTCATGTCGTCTATGTCATACCATTGAGCGCAGATTTCTGCATCAATTGGTAGTTCTTGCAGCAATGAAATTGCTGTTGATACCTTCATGCGTTTGCCTCCTTGTTGTTGTGGTATTGAAGTGTGTTCATCACTAGATGAACAACACAATCGCAATCTCCGCCGTTCATGTTGTCAATGAAGTCGAAGTGCGAATAGTTATCTTCGTATAACTGCTCGATTAGTTCAGGCATGGTTGCCATTAGATTTCCCCTTTCGCCTGCAGCTCCGCGAGGGCATCACCCCATGCGACGCTGAGTGTGTGGTATTTTGTTTCGACAATGACTGTATTCCAGTCATCGAGTTTCATTATCTCGACCCAATACATCGTGCCAGTGGGTGAGTTCTCATCTTCTTGCCAGTTAATCGCTACTTTGTAGTTCATCAGTATTCACATCCTTTGCAGTCGGGACGGAGGCAATCACCGCATGTGATGACTGCCTCCATCGAGGTTTGGTCTGGGCTACTCACGAACTGTGGTTTCCCAGTGGTTGTCTAAATCAGCAGACCTTTGGTCTGCTATCAAGAGATGCCTGCGCCACTCAGTGTCGCGTCGCATCATGCCCATGAGGGCTCCGATAAAGAATGACATTGCCAATAGGCAAATGAGTATGATTGAGAATGCTAAGTCGTTGCTCATTAGTTAGCACCGCCTTTCAGGGTTAGGTATGCGTTTGGTTCCACCTTGAGCACGGCTGCGAGAACCTTGTCAAAGTTTGGGTATTGACCCATTGCTGATAAGATTGCCTCAATCTTCTTCGAAGATTTGGCAGTGTTGGTAGTGATACGAACCTTCGCGAAGACTCGCTTGTTGTCCGCTTTGGAGATGTGGATAGTGCCGTTCTTTACGACACCGCTTAGTGTTTCGGTTGCTACTTTTCTCATGGTGTTTCCCTTCTGCTGTCGGCATTTCCGACTGGCTCCCCATTAATAAGCAAATCTTTGATTTGCTATCTTGAGATGCATACGAGCTGCGTATAGCCCATACGTGTCGCCTGTGTATTACACATACACGTAGCGCGTGATTCGTATGTAGCCCGCATGTCATGTCGTGGGGTGTGTGTCGGGTCATGTGTGTCATTCGTATGACGCTACGACACGCCGTATTTACGCTCAGTCAGACGGCTGAATTTGACAATCGGGGTCGGTTCATGAGAGAATAGTTCCTGTTGCTGAGCATTCGGCTCGGCACATTCAACGAAAGGCAACACAATGAACGGCACAGCATGGACACACGATGACCTTTACGTAAACCTACGTGAAGAGGTTCAATTGGTTCGCGGGCAGTATGGCGTTCCAAGCATTGACTTCGTTCCAGATTTTGAACTTACACCTGTGCGCTACGCACAGTTAGGGGACATCGTTCCCGTAGGCAAGCACGTGGGCATAGTGTTCGACATCGAGGAGAACCGCGGTGTGCGCGAGTTATCCATCGTGCTTGACTCACTCCGCGTGGTATTGAAGCGGGTGAGCGCGTAAGAGTCCACACAGGGCTCTATAGATAGTCAGCGGACGCCCCTCTCTCACAACACAGTGGGGGAGGGGTTTGTCCCCTGTGGATGAATGATTTACGTGGGGCAGGGGGCAACCCTTGCCCCTTTTTTTATGCCCGCGCCCTTGCAGAC